AGAAAATATTTTTCTTTGATAGCACTGGTGACAAGCCAGTAAAAGAAATTATGGTTCTAGTAAACCGAGTTAAAGAACAAGGATTAAATTTAACTCCTAAAATGAACTTTCATTTTGACAGCAATGAAGGAATAGAACATCAATATGGTAATACAGAATGCGGCATTTATTCACTCTATTTTATTGTACATATGTTAGAAGACAAAATGACTGAACATTATTTAAAAACACATATATTAAAAGACAAATATATGCAAAAATTTAGAAAGGTTTATTATAATGATTCTTTATAAAAATATATAAAAACTAAATTTGTAATTATTCAATATAAAATAATGGCTACAAATACATTTTTGAATAAGGATAATATTAAAATGTTATGGGATGTAATAAGTGATGAAGACATATTTAAGTACTTAAAACTTGATATTCAAGAGAGAATTTCTCAAATGTTTGTAAATAATTTAAGAGGATTTTATGAAACAGAGAAAGTAAAAACAAATAATGTGGTCGATATTAATAAAAAATATATATTACTAATTTTAAATTATATTAAAAAGAATTTCTCTCCTGTAGTACCAAATAAAATTAAAATATCTTATGAAGAACCTCCAATTAAAGAACTTGTAACATACGAAGAAATACAAAATGATCGCAAATCGCAATTTGATAGAGATTTAAATAGAGCTCAAGAAGAATTTACAAATGCAGTTACATTAAAGGTGCCGGATGTGCCGAATTTTTCCGATAACTACAAGGAAGCACCTATTACTGAAATTGATAAAATTCTTAAGGAAATGACTGCAAAACGCAATTATGAAGTGGAACAAATAAGTAAAAGGCAACAATCTAGTGAAAATGATACAATCAATTGGTTAAAATCTCAAGAAACGTCTTTAAAGACGGAAAAATTTACGCCTCTTCAACCAGAACAAAATGATTATAAAAAAACCAAATATGTAAACTCTGAAGGAGATTTAACAACTAAAAAAAGTGTATATTGGAACAAGATTGAACATGATGAATCAGATGAAAACATATTTAGCAAATTTAAAAAAGTTTCAACAGCAAGTCCAAATATAAATCTAAATGAACTTAAAGAAGAGATGAAGGTTCTGCACTCAAAATTGGATAAAATTATGGATTTATTAACTACTTATAAGCAGTAAATTAATTAAAAATAATGTATAATTCTTAATTAATTTTATTTAACAAGTAATTTCAATACCTTCTCTCCACGTTCATTGATTTCATATGTACCAACTTTTAATGGAGCTATCGATGGATCTTTCAATGCATTTATATATATTTCCTTGTCGTATAAGTCTAATACATCTTTACTTGCTCTTCTATATACATACTCAACGTTGTTAATTGTAATTGGTTTACCAGTCCATTCAATAGCAACCTTATTTGCTTTAACTGTTGTATCATTTTGTTGCTCTGTATAATCAGGAACATAAGAAAATTTGTCATTTCTTGGATCACCAAAATTAACGCATTTACCATTAGAATATATATAACAATCAAATGCTGATTCTTTAACTGCATCTGTAAGCTGAGACGTTAAATTTGCTTTAATTTCAGAAATTTCAAATAAGTATTGATCACTTGTAATAGGTACCTTAGGAATTGATTTACTTAAATCTTTTCTCTTCAACTCAATTGCCTCATCGGATTTCAATTGTGCCTCTGAAAATATCATTAGATATATAAAAACCTCTACAGTTTGAAGTGGTTTTGGTAAATCTTTATGACTGCAAATACGTCTAGCACGACCAATAACTTGTTCGGTTCTGACAGGATGCCAATAAGGTTCCATAATATGAACATAACGAGTATTTCTTAAATTGATGCCTTCTGAACCAGACGATGTAATCATAAATATCTTAATAACTTCACCCATATTATTGTTATGATATTTAGCCTTTAATACAGACCCAATACTTTCAGGAATTTGATCCCATTCACCGTTATAAATATGTCTAACCATTTCTTTTTCTTCGACAGTTTCTGTGCCGGTATAGAGAGCATAAGTTGGCTTACCTTGATCTTGCTCAGGAATATCAATTTCCCATACATTTTGAGAATTCTTTTTAATTCTGAAACGAGCAAATCCATTTTTCTCAAGAACAAGACAAAAAATTCCAATACCTTCTGCAGTTCTAAATTGACTATAAACTAAATGTAATCCTTGATGGTGAGGATCCTCAATATTTACTAACATATGCAAAAATTTAGGGCTATAAGTTTGAAGTGCTTCTGGTGTTAAGAAGTCGTTTGAATGTTCTTCAATATTTTTAATTGCTCTCTCTAAGCGGGATTTGTAATCTGTTCCACCAAGTGCTTCAAGTACTTCATCGCCTTCAATTTCACCTTCGCGTTCATCTTCTACATCTTGTTTGGATTCAATTCTGGCACCTTCTTTAATAAGTGCAGCCATATCAGATTCCTTGACGTCTTCTTTTTCTTCTTCTTCAACCTTCTTCTTTCTTGCTGGAATAGGTCTATCTGGCATAATAAAGTTGCAAAATAAACGAGAAAAAATACGATAAGTAGAAGCCTTTTCTTCAAATAACTCTCCAACTTCTCCTCCTTTTGGTTTTTTCTTTTCAAGATCTCTTTCTTGTTTACGAGCACCTTCATAAATCTTAAATTGAGTATCACTCATAGGTATTCTAACTATATGATAATCTACACCTAATTGTTTGTTATATTTTGGTAATAAACTTTCTTGTGCACTTCTGAAATAAGAAGAAAGACCAATAATACGTCTCTTTAATGCATCAACATTTTTTAACTTTTTGTCACTGTCATTAATATAACGCGTTAAAAATGTGTCAAGATTATCAGGCAATGCTTTTTGATTTATAACTTGAATTCCTTGAGGAACTATGTCAATATCATTTCTTTTCAAAATACCAATTATTTTTCTCTCAAAGTCATCATCGGAAACAAAATCTAAATCCAATACTTGTTCTCCACTTTCACCCTTTTTAACATTAGATACACCTTGATATCCTGATTTCAATTTAATTTTATTTTTAAACCCAAAAGGATTTTTTGTAATAGTTAAAATCTTACTAGTTGGCGAATAATCAAGATAATCCAATGATTTCTCACCCAATAGCATTTCCTGTAACTTCTCTTTATCAATCTTATTTGAAGTTTTGACAACTATTGGAATTCTCCAAGTCTTAATATAACCTCTAAGAATATTAAATAATATAGCAAATTCATTAGGATAATTGATAACAGGTGTTCCTGATAATAAAATAATTCTAGCATTTTTGGCTCTGAGCAACATATAATACAATTTGGTTGCTATATTTTTAGGAGTTCTCTCACCAGATATGTCACCAAAAATGTTTTCCTCACCTTCTTCATCTTTTTTCTTTTTTCTCTCTTCGTTTGTTATACCTTTCTCTTTCTTAATTTTATTTACAATGCGACTAATCAAGTTATGTGCTTCATCAATAATAATAACTGAATTATCAAAAATATTCTTTGTAAATCCAGACGTCATTTCAGCTAAGCGTGAGGCACGTAAACCGTTATAATTAATAAATGTATATTTTTGTTTGATCATTTCATTTAATTGCTCTTCAAGTACTTTCTTATCAACATCATTCATATCATTATAGTTTGATGGTTTTTTAACATTAATAAAAAATGCACCACCATGTCTGCGAATATATTCTTGAGGTAAATTTAGAAGGACAGATATCGTCTTAAGTGCATCAGGATTATCTGTAGTAGAAATCCATTCCCAGTACTGGTTTCTTTTATATAATAAGTCTCCACATTTTTTTAGTTCTTCAACATAATTTGCTCTAAGAGAAGCAGGTGTCATAATAACAACGCGTTTAGAATCTTTCATACCTTCAGCAATTGCAATAGAAGTACAAGTTTTACCTGAACCTAAACCGTGATATAAAAGGAGACCACGATATGGTGTATAAAGATTCATATAGTCTCTAACAATCTTTTGGTGAGTTAATAGAGAGAAATCGCTGCTAGTTTTGCCAATAGTATCGCAAGAAATGCTTTCTTTATTTTCTTGCAATTCTTGTCTATAAGGTTCAAAGAGAGAATTAATAAAATTTACAAAAATCTCTCTGTTATTCATATAATAACTTGAAACTTTAAGTAATACAGGAGGCATTTTTCTTGGCATTCTTGATCTTAAATCAGTGTCGCCAATTTCAATAAGAGTTTCAGGTCCTAGGACAGCAACACCTTTTTCTATAACTGCAGTGAGCCTTTCTTTTTTCTTAGGTTTTAAAGCATAGACCTCTTCTACTTCCTTTTTGTCAATTTGTTTCTTTTCTTCTTCAACAAATTTAACCTGTTTTTTAGGTTGTAATACATATTCTTCTTCACCTTCTTCCTCTGCTTCAATAACAAATTTTTTACCTTTAACAGGTTTTTTAGCAAGTGGTTCTGGTGGTTCTGGTGCAGGAACCTTTTTTTCTTGAAGAACTATAGGTTTAATTGTTACTTTAAGTTTTTTACTTTCTGCCATTTTTTTTAGAAGTGCTTCACGATCAAATCCTTTTTCAGTTGCATCTACAATAATAGGACCAGCAACTAGTTCTTCTTTTTCAACAGGTATTGCTTTTTCTTCTTCTATAGCTGTCTCATCTTTAGTTGCTAATACCAATTTAGGAGCAGTTTCCAAGGGTTCATCCAGCTTTTCCTTTTTTTCTTTTGCAACTTTTTTTGTAGGTTTAACACCTTTTATAAGAATAGCAACTCTTTCTCTCTCTTCAACATTTGGTTTAATCATCATTTTTTCTTTTAATGCGGCTAAAGGATTCATTGCTTTATATAATTTAAATATATAAATTTTTATATTTAAATTATACAGATTATTAATAAAAAGATATAATATTATTTATTCTGTAAATTTAATTGCTTCATTACAAGCAATTTGTTCTGCCTTGCGTTTAATTTTATGTTGTCCCTCACCCATAAATATAAGTGCTTTACTCTTTTCTTGAAAATAATCTTGGACCGCTTTAAAATTACCTATTTTAGAAATATGTATAGCGTTATTATGTGATACGCTATGAATAGGTTGTCCTAAACATATGTAAACGCCCATTTTATATCCTAATTCCATATCATATTCAATTTCTAAATAATGTGGAGTAACTTTAAATTCCTTTTGCACTTTTACTTGAAGAATATTCTTATAATTGTCATCGTTTTGAATAAGAGAAACCCAATCTATATGTTTTTCGAATACATTCTCAATAAATTTCTGCGCCATTTGAAAGCCAGGACCGGTGACAAACATGTTTTGAAACCAGTTTTCTTCATCCTTAACAACAACCTTATTAAAATCTAAGAAAAGTGCACCAATAAATGACTCGAATAAGCAGCCAAGTTTCTTCAAATTTGTTCTAATTTTCTTTTCCTCTGCATGTTTCGAAATAATAAGCCATTTATGCAGTCCCATTTCAAGTGCAATTTTGCCGATAGCTTCATTTTTTACAATGGCGATCTTTTTCTCTGTCATAAACCCTTCATCTGCCTTGGGAAAACGTCTATAAAGCAAATATTTAGTTACACATTCAAGGACACCATCACCAAGGAATTCAAGACGCTCGTTAGATTTGCTACTAAGTGGCATACAATCAGAAGGTCGCTCGACAATGGTAATATTTTGTTGTATATTTTCAAAACTAGGTCTCTTCGTGTAAGAACGATGGACAAATGCACGCTCATATAATGCAATATTATCAATAGTAGTTGGCAAACCATATTTGGAAAGAATAGATTGAACTTCGCTCAATGTAATCTTAACGTTAAAAGAATTATAGGGATTAAAGATTAGACCTTCGTCGGTTTTAATAATATCATCATCTCGAAGAATTTCCTTACTGTCAGTCATTTGATTTATATTATAATATGTATAAATGTGTTTAATACATTTTATAAAATGATTTAAGGATAACTACATAAATAACATTATATAATACAAATGTCAAAAATTATCAGTTATATATATTTAGTTGAATATAAAAATGGAGATGATGAAAAGATGAGTAAAGAAATGCTAGAAAAATCTGTAGACAATATTTTTGACAATGTGAGCAAAATTGTGAAGCAATATAGCTTACAAGATAATCCGAAAAAAAAAATTAATATGACACTATTTACAGACGAACACACTATTTCTGCATCTGATTATGTAAAACATTATAGAAGTATGCCAAAGGAAGAATGGGGACAAAATTTTTTAGCAGATTTTGATATAGAAATCATTTACATGTTTAATTAGTGTGGATTATATATATTTAAATTGAAATTAACTTAACTTAAAGACAGAATATGGTATATAACTATTATGGAAACGTGGCGCATAATTAAAGACTTCCCAAATTACAGTGTTAGTAATTTGGGAAATGTAATTAATAATAAAAGCAATAAGTTAATGAAATTATGTGTTAAAGGTGGGTATTATACTGTTTCATTAATTGGCATTGGAAAAAAAACGTTTAAAGTTCACAGGCTTGTTGCACTAGGATTTATAGAAAATCTAGATAATAAACCAGAAGTAAACCATAAAGATAAAAATAGATTAAATAATAATGTAAATAATTTAGAATGGAATACTCGTTCGGAAAATAATAAACACCGATGTAAAGATTTAACAATCAAAAATAACAAAAATAAACAAATTATAAGAATAGACAAAAATAATAATTTAGTTTTGGAACAATATAATTCAATTGAAGATGCTGGTATTTGGGCTTTTAACAATAATTTAACTTCAAATTCACATAATGGTAGAAATTCTATTGGCAATTGTCTTAATAAATTATCAAATTCCGCATATGGTTATAAATGGAAATATGTA